AATCTTACGGCAGATTCTATATCCTTAGTATTGTAAGCATAAACAGAAGTATAGATTCCTATATTACCATTTTTATCAGCATAAGAATCTAGCTCCGTTGAAGATATAATAACTGGAAGACTATTTACTTTATCTCTAATAACTCTATTGAGAGATGGAACATATCTAGCGACTTCATACAAATTCCATTGAGATAAAAATTTATTATTATATAAATCAATCTTCATATACCTCAATGCTACCACAATCATCTGTAGCAATCCATAGAGTACCCTTAGGATTTTTGAACTCTTCCATATGAGTTCTATAGTAAACAGACTCTTCTATCCAATACTCTGTTTTTTTAATTGTAGTGAATCTTTTTAAAAGTCTTTCGTCTGCATTTTCAATCAACTTGAATATTCCATCTTTCTTTTACTACGTTATCTCCATCAACAACGTAGTGCAGTTTAGAAGCAATGTTATCTGCCATATGCACTATCATATCCATATAGGTAATTGGAACGGTTTCTGGTACTGGCGACCATGGCCCTAGGTGACACCTAACCAATCTCAGGATAGCTTGAACTGCATCTTCAGATAAATAAAGAGTCGAAGACTGTGATTCTGAGGCATATCTCTTGTCATCTTCTTGGCACTTTTTTACAAAACTTCCGACAGTATACGGGTGCATCGGATCGTAGTGAAATGAATCTTCACCTTGTAACTTTATTCCTTTTGTAAGATCATGAAGAATGCATGCAGCTAAAATAACATCAGTATCTTCCCTACCAAGCGAATATGATTCAGACATAATCTTTGCTGCTCTTACGACTCTCTTTGTGTGTAAGACATTGCCTCCAGCGTTATGTTCATCTGATGGATGATACTTGCCGGAGAAGCTAGATGGAATTGTCCAAAAACTAGATGCCCTTATGAGGATAGATCTCACAAAGGATTTTATTGACTCATCAAATATATAATTAATTTCTTCTAATATTGGACTTAATATTTTATCTTCATCTTTTTTTGAAACAGATGGTTTATTGTTTGATAAAATATCATCTAAAATATTACTTGACATTGTCTTCCTTTTTTGTTTCTAATTTCCACTTAGAACACGGTGAATCAAACGGGCACTGAGAACAATAGGATATAAGTCCTCGCTTTGGAAGAAAGAATTTTTCCTCACTTAAAGAAGTACACCAAGCAGATAGTGTTTCTATATCTTCTTTCTTTGTATCAAACTTTGTGAAATTTGGTTTTGGATTAAGTAAATCATAATATCCAAATTCTGCTTTCTGTATTTTAAGACCATATCTATTCCAAAAAGCTTTATTGAGCACAGCGAAATCAACACTATACAGGTATTCTTTTTTGAACTTAACATTAAATACCCATTTAACAACATATATTTTATCATGATAAAAATAAATTAGGTCAAACTTATCTGATATAGCAACATTATTATTGATATCAACAATAAAATCATCTTCAATAGCCATTGGAATGATATCTTGACTAGAAAAGTTTTCTGAGATACCTAAAAGAGCTGCTGCTGCTTTCGTTGTAAGGCTAGCATTATTTCCATAAAAACTTTCATGCTGCTCATGAGCTATATCATAAGCGGTAGTATCTTTGGGATACCAAAGCTTTTCCCACCTATTTAACAGTGATGCGTATGATGGTGCTGTTCCAGATTGTTTTTTATAAAAATAAAAATTAACTATACTTTTTAAAGTATTTTCAAACTTTTGACTTACTAGCTCTCTACCACCAATACGTTCTGGAAGTTTATCTTTATGTCTGAAGTCGTACAATCTTGCGCATACTTGAAAATCTTTTATCTCTTTTAAATTAGACTTAATCATTAAATAACCGACATACTTTCTATAGTTGAATCAAAGTCAGACCCTTTCTCATAGTCCTTCTCTGTTATTGCTTCGTATTCTTCATATGTTTTTCGTTCGTCAACATATCTAACGAGTGGAGAATCATAAACAAATGTCGATCCAGTAATTCTATTCTTTGGAATTTGAAGCTGCATGACATTATCATCTTCTGAATCGTCCCCACTTACAAGCTTCTTTTCTGTAATGAAAATAGTAACTGCACACTTTTGTTGAATAGCAAGAGATCCACCAGTATCAGACTGCTGCACTACCTCTCTCTTTTCTTTCATTCTGTTAGAGTTTTCTTGAGCTGTAATTATTAAAACGCAATTCATATCTCTGGCTAGCTTTTCAAGCCTAACCATCATTTCTTCGAATTCTCCCCAGCGAGGCTTACTTTTGCCACCTCTTGTAAACATTGACTGAATCGTATCAATAACAACTACATCTGGGAGTCTCTTGGTGTCACCAGTGATATCGCGGAGCCATCTTTCTAGGTCCTCAAAATATGGAGTCTCTGGATCATGTCTGACCATGAATCTATCACCCCATTCATCTAACTTATCCCTAAACTTTTGTAGGTTATCTTTTTTTTCCTGCATAGTCCATTTGCCTGATTCAGCATAAACATTCTTGCCAATAATTTGTGTCATCAAAACTCTTTCCCAATGAGATAAAGCTTCTTCAAAGTTCACATAAAGAACCTTATAACCCTTATCCGCCCAATTGTTTATAAGACACTTAGCAAATGTGCTTTTACCTTTTCCTGATGGTGCAATAATTGCATGGACAGCGCCTTTAAAAAAGCCACCTTCATCCGTATAGCCCATCGCTCTGTTTAGGGATTTGTATTGAGTCGGCAAAAAGTCTGGTATCTCTAATAGATCTTCAGCTCTTTTGGCAATATCTTTTGCTGTAGTTACACTATCTAGCGGATTATAGTTTAAATCATTCTCTAAATCTTTAATGTCAGATGTTATCTGAGCTATACGAGCTATATCTTTTTGTGACTTTTCACCCTTTTGTGTGATAAGTATTTGAAGCTCTTGTAAAGAATCTAATTGCTTTCTTTTATTTGCTTTATGCTTAACAATTTTTGTAATTGATTCAGGAGTTGACATGTCAATAGACATCAATATCTCCATCATCATATCAACTCCAGAAACACCACCAAGACCAATATATATATCTGTTTCTGACTCTAACCATACTTTAAAAGCTATTGGATCTACAATTGGTATCTTTGTAGTATGATAATAAGAGAGAAGAGCTTTGTAAAATTCATTAATACCAGTTTGACCATGTATTGATCCTACTATATCTTCTGGAAGAAAAGCATCGAAGTATGCTATAGCCTCATGTTCTCTAAAGCACAGTGCGAATATTTGATACTCCACTGGAAACTCTTTTTTTATAGATATGACTTCCTCATCTTGAGTCATTTTTTCTTTTTTCTTTCATCTTCTTGTAGTAAGATTTTCTGTTCTCTGAATTTCTTTTCTTTGCTTGAACATAAGCTGGATTATTCTTAATGCTTTTTTTTGCAACAGTCTTTGGTACATATTTACTATTTCTAATAGCAAATAACATTCTATCATACACAGAGTCTTCTGTTAGTTGATCATTATATCTAAATATAACTAGAGTTATACCAGCTTCTTTGCATAGCTGAATTTTCTTTTCATCTCTTTCTTGAGCTTTTTCAAACTCATATCTAGAATCAAAAAATCTCTGCGTATAAAAGAAATGCTGTCTTCCGTGATACTCAGCTGCAAGTTTATACTTAGGACAGTAAACGTCTAGCTTGAGTCTCTCACCAATGTGATGTTCATTAACAATGGCTTCTCCTGGAAAAAGTTTTTTCATTACCAATGTCAGAGCTGTTTGACCTCTAGACATTTTTTTATGTCGTTCTTTAATCCAGGATAAACCAAGTTGATTTATTCTTTTATTTAGCTTGTTTATAGATATAGAAAGTTCTTTTGCTATATCTGATAGAGACAAATTACTCTCAAACAAAAGGTCTGTGAGAAATTCGTCATCATCCTGATGATCTTCCCACTTATTGCTCATGGCTTACCTATTGATTCTATCAATAGACCTAGCTACTGTCAGTGTCTTTCCAAGATCTAAAATTGATAAATCTGTTTTTTCCCATATCTTTGGTGCTAAAGCAGAACTTAACATTGGACAATCTAAAACTATAGTTTTGTATTCGTTATCAAATTCAGATATCTGAGCCATAACAGAATCAAGCTTATCATAAAAATCATTATATGGAACTTGAATGAAAGCAGAATCTTTTGAGAAGAATTTTCCTATATTTGATTTGTGCTGAAAAGATATGACAAGAACTTTATTATATTTAAAGTAATAATTCATAAATGTTTTGAACGTATCATAGTTCTTATTAATATAATTCTCTAAGAATGTAGAATCATAGAAATCCTTATTCAGAGCACCTATCTTTCCAAGTTTGTTCTCTTGAGATTGAACAAAATCTATCTGAGCAGCTGCTAAATAGTTTGAGTCAGCTAGTGTCAAACCTCTAAGCGTCGATTGAACAAACTGCTTTGGTGGTTTCTTTTCGCCTTTGATATCTCCAAGCATAGAGAAGAAAGCAGATCTTGTATAAGTAACAAAAGCAAATCTTTTTCTACTCTCAAGCATCTCTGTGACTTTAATAAGTGTTTCTTTTTCTGTATACGTTTTCACTTTAGATTCCAATTTAGTAGTACGGGATTAAGATCGATTATAGATTCAATATGCTGGATATTGTGGAATTCACCTCTGTCTATCGCCATGTATCTATCATACTTCATTTGCTTGTCATCGTCATATACATAGCCCAAATGCTGCATTGCGAGACCAGAATGAACCCAATAGTTTCTTTGTCCAACCCAATTTACAACATAAGTTGGTTCAGATCCACAAGCTAACTTTCTATCAGAAAATGCTCCACCAGTTTGATATCT